CATTGCTCCAATGGTTTACTGCACCATCTCGACTTTATCGCTGCGATTTCAAGTATTTAACTACCTCCCAATTGGCTATGCCATCCGGACCTTCTCCTTGTAAGGTCTTAGTATAGCCAAGGAAATCTGGCATGTGGTCGATAGATTCTGTAGCTAATTGAGTGATATTATCTAAGAATCCTGGGATATCCAAACCTAAACGATACTTATCCCTTTTCATGCAAAACTGAACAAATTCATGGAATAGTGGATGCCATTTACAATTTTCTATAATTGATAACTGGCGTAATGCCACTAGTTCAGGACTCCAATACTCAGGATCCATAAACCTTTCGAGATATCTTAATCTACCAATAGCACGACATGTAGAGTATACCCCGACGCATATCCCATTTACGCGGTAATCTTTATGATGCCATCTTCTGAGATACACGCAATCTTGAGTTGAAGCATACTGTTTAGTCTTGTTACATTCTTGACCATGAGACTCGTACACCTCAACAACATCATCCACAGTTATTCCGGGATAACTTAGTATCCCATCATCGCCAAGACACTGTGAATGAGGGTTTAATGTTTCACCATTTAGGATAGCCGCCTCATACTGTAAGGAGCGATGAACTAAAGTTTCATCAACATTGGTTCCACCAGAACCAGAAGCCATCCCATGATGTCCTTTGAACACTGTAACTGTGTCAGAATTAGGATTCATCCAGGCAAGTAGAGGAATGTAATACTTGACTGGGAAAACATCTTTTGACCAACACTTAGCATCATTGTTATGGGTTAGCAGTGCATCTAATATGGTCTTCGCTGCTTCCTGCATATCTCCATTAAAGTGCTGATCAAATTTAGAAAAGTCAGTGCAAATCACTAGGTCATCATCTGCTTTAGAATCAAATAAAGCTGTGATTTCCTTATCAACCTCGTCCATGCTAACCCAAGCTGGTACGAGAAGATGCTTTTGAGCACCTTCAATAAGTGGTTGATAGACTTGAAGGTCGCGTACGTTC